TAGCGGTTACACCATGTAGTTGACGAAATATGTCACGTATAACATATCTTGTACGACAACAAGAGCAAAATACAGGGCTATAACACAAAAGTAGTGTATTCGGCTTTGACCCGAAGTACGTAGGGGCAGTACCTACTAGCCCTGTTTGCAGGACGATTGATGAATGGCACATCACCCACATGGGGTGGGCGCAGGTAATAAGGCACTCTTTAGCCGAGAACACTGTCCGATGAAGTCGGAGTGCGGAAGAGAGAAACAGACGAATAACTGCTAACTAGGTTCGATTCCTAGCGTTCTGCCTACTACTTGTTTCGCCATAAGTAGTTACCTCTGTTTGGGGCAATCTGATAGGGTTGCCCCTGTAGAAAGGAAAAAATATGGTTAATACAGACAGATTAAACTATATTAAGAGTCTTAATAGATACTTTGATTTCACTTATTTGGATGAAGCAGTTTTCTTTGATGAATATTTCAAAGATAAGAATTATTCAGTGGTACAAGTACATGATATCAGACCTATTAGTGAATATCATAAAGACCCAATAGGCTTTGTGGGGCATTTTAAGTGGGTAAAAAATGTATTAACACCGCTTGATGGTGACAGTTATGAAGCACATATGCCTATATATGGATATCATACTTTCAAAGATTTTGAGGGTACGTTGTGTTTGGATATCCTTACTGATAAATGGTAAATATAAAGACTTTAAGGAGAAAAACATGAAAGATTGGGCGTTAAGAGAAATTAAATTAGCTTGTAAAAGGGAAAATCCCCAAATTGAGATTAACGATGATGGAGTGGCAAGTGAATTTGACTATGGCTGTGCCTGTTATGTGTCAGCTTATAAAGCTTTTAAGAGCCTTTTAGAAGACAACCATAGTGGAATGAGTATTGGATTTACCAAAAACATATTAAACAGGCTAATAGATGGTAAATGCCTTACACCGATAGAAGATACGGAAGATGTTTGGAATGATATAAGCAGAGAAAGTGGTAAGACCCAATATCAGTGCAAGAGAATGAGTTCACTCTTCAAGGACGTTTTGGATGATGGAACTGTTAAATATTATGACATTGATAGGATAATTGTAGAAGACCAAAACGGAATGACTTGGCATAATAACGGAGCTTCACGCTTAGTGGATAAGATGTTTCCGATAACAATGCCTTATTTCCCACCAAATGAGCCTTACAGGGTATATTCAGAAGATTTTCTTGTAGACCCTAAGAATGGTGATTATGATACATGGGCTTACCTTTATGTTATGACTCCCGAAGGTGAGAAAATTGAGCTTAATGATTATTGGTGTGAAAAGGACGGGAAAGCTGTTCAGATAACCAAAGAAGAGTATGAAGAAAGAAAAAAATATAAAAAGGATTAAGTTAAATAGTAGCCTATACGTAGTTTAAAAAGTTGAATTAGGTGCAGAGGGGGAGAGTTCTGCTTAAATCGTGATAGGATTAAGCCTTATTTGTTAAGGACGAACTGACACCAAGCGAGCCTAAGATGGTAGCCTATACGCAGTTTAGTAAGTTGGCTTTAAATGACAGAGCAAAGTCGGTACGTCAGCCATAATTAGAGATAAACTTCTACATCGAGCGAGTGCGGGGCGACCCAATAGGCTTGTGGGTGTTAATCGGTGCATCGGGAAGGGAATCTCTAAATAACCTACCCATCCTTGTGTGGGAAAGGTTGAGATTGCGGTAATGCCGCTTTCGCAGGTGCGGTAGTGTTTCTACTGTTAAATGTCCAACAGCGTAAGCAAAAGGGAAACAGCCATGAACCATAAAAGTGTGGTAGTCATCCGTTCACCATCCTGTAAAGGAAGTCGGGCAAGTGTACGAGGTTGCGGGGATGACAATGGTTCTTGAAAGAATAACAGTATCATAGACTTTCATAACTATGAGTGTGAAGCCATGACCTTAATCGGAGTGGAGAGAACCTTACGTGGGTGACATATCGTAGCGAACTTTAGAGAGATGATACAAGATGTGGTACTGCATTAGCTCAGTTGGCTAGAGCCTTTAGGTGCGGAAGTTCAAGTCTTCCATGCAGTATTGTCCTTGGTATTATTTTCATGGCACTATTAACGCCAAAAAAACTTGATTAAACAGGAAAGCGGATTGATTCAAGTGTCAGAATCATTCCATGAAACTGTCAACTATTTGTGGTTACAAGTTTTCAAATACATCTTGTGGTTAAGATTTTCCTGCTTGAACTATAAGCCTAAGTTTTTACGTGAAAATTCTGGACTTTCACAAGGTTTTATAAGGCTTACCTCACAACATAAACCTCACGGATACCAAAGTGTCACGGCTTTGGTATCTAATCGAACAGACAATGGGTGGTCATTTGTTTGTTCTCCTTTCTGTGGTACGGCTATAGGGTGTCACAGCCCTGTAGTTGTTGCACCGCACACGGCGGTCATCCCAACTCATAAGTAGGCGCACCTAGTTCCCCTTAATTTGCTAGGTGCGCCAATCAAAAAAGGAGATATGTATGGAAATAAAAGTAAAGTATCATGCTGACATTGATGAATTAAAGTGGATTAAAGGTGGAAATTATATTGACTTACGAACAGCAGAAGATGTTGAAATGAAACAGGGAGAATACAAACTTATTTCTTTAGGAATTTCTGTTGAGTTACCTACGGATTACCATGCACAGATATTTTCAAGGAGCAGTACACCTTCAAAGTGGGGAATAATATCTGCTAATTCAGTTGGAATAATTGATTCAGAATATCGTGGGGATGGAGATGTTTGGTATTTCCCTGCACTTGCGATAAGAGATACGTTTATACCTAAAAACACAAGAATCGCTCAATTTAGAATAGTTCATAATCAGCCCGATTTTACTTTTAAAAGAGTTGATTTTCTTGGAAATGCTGACAGAAAAGGTATTGGGTCTACGGGGGTGAACTAATGAAGCATGGGTATGTGATAATTGCAAAGGATTATAAAGCTGAGATATGCGAATTTGAAACCCTTACTGTTATCAATATGCCCGATGGAACAAAGTTATATTTTGTTCACACCAAGTATGGGGATAGCTATTTTAATGAGGGTGATTTAAGAGCTAATCGTAGCGACTTAGAGAAAGAGTGCGAGGAATTAAATAAGGCACTAAGGGGGATTGATGGAAGAACTAAAACAAGCGTTTATAAAGTTAGATGATTTAGGTAATCCGTGGGTTGCCTGTCCTTACTGTAATAAGCGTGTGTTCCCTGTTTCCAAAAGTACCAAGATAGAAAATCTAACTTATAGATGTAAAGCGAGTGATTGTAAGAGAGATTTTCTAGTTAATATTGGTAACTACAAACAGAAGAAAAAAGAAAATAATGACGGACAAATGAATTTGTTTGATTGAGAGCCATAGAGCCATTATCAAATTTTGATAGTGACTCTATTTTTTTTGGAGGATTGCTATGCAATACAGTAAAAAGCGTGGTGTTGACTACAGTGGCGGTCATGAAAAGCTTTCAGCAGATGAAAAACGAAGACAATGGAACATAAATCTTGCAAGTAGGACGCTTGAAAATATGTTTGGACAATCACAAGTAAGTGATGAAGTCTTGGTTACAAGCCGAAGACCAAAGCGTATTACATATAACGCAGAAACCTTATATCAGAAAGCAGAAGAATATTTTGAAAATATCATTGAAGCTAATGAAAATGGAATTACCATAATTCCCGACATAGAGGATTTTTGTACTTTTTGTCATATTGCTAGAAGCACATTTATTAAGTATAGGCGGTCAGAAGACGTTGAAATGGCAGAAGTTGCCAATAATATCGCAACTGCAATAGCAAGTTGTAAGAAACAAAATGCTTATGCAGGGCTGATTAACCCTATGGCATTTATGGCAGATATGAACAATAACCATGATTATGTTCAAGCCAAGACAGAAACCACTATCAATTCAAATATATCATTACAACAGGTTGAAGCTAATATTGCTGATATTGCTAACAGACTTCCAATCGAGGACATACCTCTTATTGAGGGTGAAATAGATGATGAATAAGGAGGATTATTATGGCAAAGACCAACACAGTAGCAAGTAAATTTTCTGAGGAAGAACTTGATAAGATTGATTGGTTCGTTCAGAAAATGGGAACAACAAGGAGTGCATTATTTCATGACCTTGTAATGCAAGGAGTAAGTGGTGCGCCTGTGAAACATGAACTTCCTAAAGGAACAAAAGATGTAATATTCACTTTCAGAGAGGATTTTGCATACTTTTGGAAGGGTAAAGAATACAGGGGCATAATCAATGGTGATGATGCTAACCTTTATTTTGGTGGAGAGTGGAAAACGTATAAACTTGCAGATTTACCTGCGGATTATTATGTGAAAGAGTGATGTGATGCTTATTTTAGCGCAAGATAACCTGTCTATGTTCGATACTGACAAATGTTTAAGTGTGTATGTAAAAGAAAACATTGTTTATGTCTTAAATTATTCGGGAGAATTAACATACCCACTTGGAAAATATGAAAGCGAAGACAGAGCTAGGGAGGTCATGGAAGATATATTTCTGCAAGAGGGTTGTCAAGGAAAGTATGAGATGCCTGTAATATGAATTGTAAAAAGATTATTGAACAGCTTGAAAATGCCCCCGATTTAAAAACTAATCCTGCAAGATTAAAGGATTATATCGAGATGGGTCAAAATATATATCTTACCCAAAAGGATTATGAAGAGGGTAAGAGGATATGTGATTATGCAAGACAGATAGCACTTGTAAAAGCTAGAACCAATTATGCTTATTACGACCTGTATTTGTTGGCGTTAAAGTATCTTGCGAGGTATTTTAGAGATTTTGATTCATACCTTATTTTTGTGGAACATAAGAGAGAGTCTAAATCACAGTTTTATCTTCCAAGAAGACCTGTTTTAAGGAAACTTAATATTGTTCAATCGTTGCAGGATTTATTGGATGATAAATTAGATATACTGTCAATTTCTATGGGTACAGGAACAGGAAAATCGACATTGGAAGAGTTTTTTGTTTCTTATTATATGGGATTATACCCCGAAAAGTATAATTTGTTTTCATCTCATACTGCTTCTATTACTGATATGTTTTACAGAGCAGTATATACAATAATATCTTCCTCAGAATATGCGTGGAGAGAAGTGTTTCCCGACATTAAGGTGGAATCAAAATCGGACAAAGACCAATTTATCAATCTTGGTAATTTTAAGCCATTTAAGACATTATCCTGTAAATCTATTGGTTCAGCAACCGCAGGTGTTACAAGAGCAAATGGACTTCTGTGTTGTGATGACTTAATAGAGGGCAAAGAAGAAGCGTTTAGCCCCGAAAGACTTGAAAAAAAGTATGAATCTTATTCTATTGACCTAAGAACTAGAAAAATGGAAGGGTGTAAAGAGCTTCATATTTGTACTAGATGGTCAGTACATGACATTATTGGTCATCTTATTGCTATGTATGAAGATGACCCAAGGGCAAGATTTATTGCGATTGATTGCTATGACGAGAATGGCGAGAGTGTATTCAATTATAAGGTAAATGGATTCTCGACACAGTATTTTAAAGACCTTGAACAGAGTATGGATAGTGTATCTTTCCAATGTATGTTTAGGTCACATCCTATCGAGAGAGAAGGACTTCTCTATGCAGAAGAGGAATTGAATTATTATTTAGGTGGGCTTCCTGTGGATGATAAAGGGAATACGAGAGAACCCGATGCTATTTTGGGTGTATGTGATACTAAAGATACAGGAACGGATTATAACTGTCTGTTAGTTGGCGTTATGTATGGAAATAAAGTTTATCTTGAAGATGTTATTTATGATAATGGTTCACCATATGTGCTTGACGAGCTTAATGCTGATTGTTTAGTCCGAAATAACGTGCAGATGTGCCAATTTGAGTCTAATAAAGAGGGTTCAAGGACAGGTAACGAGGTACAGAAGTTGATAGATGCCAAGGGTGGCAGGTGTACTATTACTAAGAAATATACAACCCAAAATAAGGAAACGAAGATAATGGTTAATTCAGATTGGGTGAAAAAACACGTTTTGTTCAAGGATAAATCAGAGTGGAATAAGATGTATTCGGCATTTATGAATAATGTTTTTACCTATGTTCAATTAGGAAAAAACAAACATGATGATGGCGTTGATGCTTTAGCTATGCTTGCATTATTTGTTCAATCTTTTGAAAGTTCAAAGGTTGAGATATTTAGCAGAGCTAGTTTAGGATTTTAAAAGGAGGGTTTATGACATTTGCGGATATATATAAAACAGTTGCCAAAGAAACAGGATATCCAAGAAAAATAGTAGAAGATATTTTGTTAGGAAGTATAAGAGTTGTTCTTGAAGAACTAATGTCTGATAGAGAACACGCAACGATAACCATAAGAGGATTTATTGAAATCTTTTTGCAGAAAAGACATTACAGGATGTATTCACGGATTTTAAAGGATTTTCGTGAGTTTGATAGATGGGTTATTTTTATTAAACCTCAGAAAAGATTTAAACAACTTATCAATGAAGAAATGGACATACATAACTTCATTATAGGAAGAACGCTTCCTCTATATCCCGAAGAATATTATAAGACCCATACGAAAAAGAGCAAAAAACCTTTAAACGAGTTTTTTGAAACATTACCTGTCAACTATAAAATAGTAGATACTAATAGGGCTAAAAGAAAGAAGTTAAAGAAGAAAACAATAAAGCAACAGCAACAAGATATAAAGAATAAATTGCCACAAGAGGATTGATTATATGGATAATTATGAATTTGGGAAGAACTTAAAGAAGATAAGATTGGAAAAAGGACTTACACAAAAAGAACTTGCTGATGCGATTATGGTGTGTCACCAATCGGTTAGTAAGTGGGAGTCGGGCGAGGTAATGCCACAGGTAAAGTGGATATATAGAATTGCAAGTGCTTTAAAAGTAAACCCAAAGGAATTAGTGTAATTCACTTAATAGGCGAATTATTTTTACAACTAGGTAAACCATGATAACATCAACTTAGAGCCATGAGAGCCAAGTGTTCAAGACACTTGGCTTTTTTCTTTTGGAGGTAATCATGCTGACACCATCTGTAGTGTTAAATACGGATTCTGAATATGGACGCATAAAGATATATACAGATGCAGATGAAATCACAAAAGAGAATGTGATTGAGATTTTTAATTCAGCTTATGTATTACATCAATCCAATGCGATTAAAGAAGATGAACTGTTTGCTTACGAAAGAGGCAAACAGGATATCTTAAACAGAGAGAAGAAAGTTCGCTCCGAAATCAATGAAAAGATGGTTATAAATAAGGCTTCTCAGATTGTAGATATCCATGTGGGTTACTGCTTTGGAAATCCCATTACTTATGTTCAAAGGGGCAAAGTAGAGGATGATGCAAGAAAGCCACAAACAACCGAGAAAGAAGACAACAAGTATATTGCCATGATTAACAAAATGATGGCAGAGCAGGGCAAAGCAAAGAAAGATATTGAGCTTGCTAGAGATTACATGATATGTGGGCTTGGTTATCAGATGGTATGGAAGAATGATAAGCCTAGTCAGTATTCTCCATTTAAGATAAGCACACTTAATCCAAGAACTACATTTGTTGTCTATAAAAACGATGCTTTCAGAGAGCCTTTGATGGCTTGTTCATATATAAATCATGCAGATGGAAGCATCACGGCAACGATTTATACAAATAAGAGTTGTTTTCAAATTTCAAAGTTTAAGACAACCGAAGATTATGCAGGATTAGAAGAAACACCAAACCTGTTTGAAGAAATTCCGATTGTTGAGTTTGAACATACTGACAGAATGGGAGTCTTTGAAAAAGTAATTCCCATTCTTAACAGTGCTAACGTTCTTAATTCAGATAGAGTAAACGATGTTGTTCAGCACGTTCAATCTCTTTTGTGGATGCACAACTGCATGATTGATGACGAGCAGATTGAAAAGCTCATGAAGATGGGTGTTATTTCAACCAAGTCTAATGGTGAGGGGAATAAGGATGCAAAGATTACATATCTTTCCCAAACCTTAAATCAGACAGAACAACAGACTTTTGCAGACTTCCTTTACAGACAAGTGGAAGAGATTACATCTACTCCATCATGGCAGGAAGCAAGTGGTGGTTCTACAACAGGAGCAATGCAATTGTCAAATGGATGGCAGAGCTTAGAGCTTTCTGCAAAGAGTGTAGAACAGAACTTTGCAGAACCCGAAAATCAGATTTTGAGATTGGTTGCTAAGACCATTGAGCTTGATAAACGTGGCTATTCAAAGATTAAGAATATAGATGTATCTGATATCGAGCCACATTTTACAAGAAATAAGAACTATGACCTTGTATCTAAGGCAAATGCACTGTCAACACTCATTAATGTAGGTGTTAATGGACTTTGGGCTTTCCAAACTGTAGGTCTTTTCTCAGATTCAGAACAGGCTTGGATTGATTCAAGAGATATTATCGAAAAGATACAAGAGAAGTTGGCAAAGGAACAAGAGAAATCTGCTAATGCTGATACAGACGAAAATGGCAATGGTGGTGCAAATAATGACCCTAAACCAAAAGTAGAAGAGTCAGTGCAACCATCGGCTGTTGCACAGGTTGAAAACACATGAACCCACAACTTTACTACGCAGTAATGTTAATAACCGAACCTCAAAAAGCTAGAAGAATACTTTTAGCAGAAGAGTTAGAGAATTGGTTCATGGATTTGTTTGATGACGAGTTTGAAGACATTCTCGATGGAACTTTTAGGGATAACCAAGAAAGTTACATAGACAGGATTGTTGATAAGTACCTTGAAATAACAAATGTGGAAATCACAAATACTGATGAATACACAAAATCAGTTGTTGATAAAGCCTATAAGACCGCAACGGAAATACAGGAAACCACATATAAGAATATCGTAACACTTCCAATTTCTAAGGGCATAGATGAAATCTCTACTGAGGATGAAATAAAAGAGTTTAATACTGCAAGTTTTATTCTAGGTGGATTAGCAATCGGCTCAGTGATACTTGCCAATGAAAATGTAAAGCGTTGGCTTGGACAGGAAAGAGCTAATCTTATTGCTTTGAATGAAGCTAATTGGAAGTGGAATAACGAAGAGTTTTTTGAAGCCAAGGAAAGCAAGAAAACAAAGACTTGGCATACCGCTTTAGATGAAAGAGTTAGATTTGACCATATGGCGGTAGAAGGTGTGACAGTTGGAATAGATGAACATTTTATTGTTGGTGGATATCCAATGCTGTATCCCTTAGATGGGAACGCACCTATCGAGCAAACTGCAAATTGCAGATGCTCATTAAGTTATAAGTGATGTTTAAGGCTAAATAAAACCTTTTACATATACATCGTCAGAGAAGACGTTAACCGCTAATCGTTCAGAGAAGAACGATTGAAAAAATAAGCAAAACGCAAAGGAGAAATTAAATATGGGTAATGACAATCAGAACGAAACTGTAGACCAAAACGTGCAGACACAGGCACAGCCACAAGGCGCAACAGGTGATGATGCACAGGCACAGGCGCAAGCTCAAGGTGCAGGTACAGAACAGCCTAAAGATTCTGAGCTTCTTAAAGCTAATGCAGAATTGCAGATGGAGTTAAGAAAGCAGAAGAAGATGATAGACCAATATTCTAGTCAGATTAGTGCTTTGAAAAAAGAGCTAAGTGAGAAGATTGCTACCGAAGGTGCAATTGCAACACAGCAGACAGAAGAGATTGCGGATATCAAAGAACAGCTTGAAAAAGCTAATAAGAACATTGCTTTCAGAGATACAGTTGAGAGTTATATGGCTCTTGGAATGGATAAGGATTATGCCACCAAAGTAGCTCAGATGAAGATGGATGGTGAGGAAGAGTTGGTTAACTCTTCACTAAAAGCTTTCCTTGATTCAGAGCGAAAGAGGGTAAAAGAAGAAACAACAGCCGAGTTGTATGCCAAGATGCCTGCTCCTGTTTCGGGAAATGGTGACGGACAGATTGATTACAACAAAATTTACAGTGAAAAGCTTGAAGCAGGTGACATACAGGGTGCTATTCATGCACAACTGATGGGCGCACAGCAGAAAGCGCAACAATCATAAGGAGGAATTAAAAAATGGCAACAGCTATGAGTTTTGGTACTCCCAATTTTAGCGGAATGTTGTTCAGAAAAGGTGTTGAGAAGACTCCTTTTTCTACACTTATTGGTGCTAATCGTGGATATACCAATCATGTAGAGTTTGTATGCGGTCAGTATTACAACTCAATTGCAGGTTCACAGCCTAACATTTCAGAAGCGGCTTCACTTACAGCACCCGAAGCTAATGTAGCTACAAGAAGTCAGCTTACAAACGTAACTCAGATTTTCCAAGAAACTGTAAGCGTATCTTACGCTAAAGAGTCCAACATGGGAACAATGAGTGGCGTTAATATCGAGGGTCAGATGGCTAATCCTCAGAGTGAGCTTGAATTTCAGATTTCTCGTGCAATGGCTAAGATTGCACAGGACATTGAGTACACATTTATCAATGGTGCGTATAACAAGGCTACAAACGACAATGAAGTAAATAAGACAAGGGGTGTTTTGACAGCTATTACTACTAACAATATCAATGCAGGTGGTGATGGAATGTCAAGAAAGCTCATTTCTAAGGCACTTATGGCAATCGCTTCCGCAGGTGGCGATATTTCCAATATCATTGTTGGTTTGCCCGCTATTCACCTTGCACAGCTTGATTACGATGCTAATAAGAATGGAATGACAGCCGTTGACAGAACACGTAACGTGAACGGTCTTATGATTCAGACAGTTCTTACACCATTCGGCGCAGTAGGCGTACAGCTTATGGAAACAATTCCTGTAGGCACAGCACTTGTATTTAATCCTACAATTATGCGTCCTATGGAACAGCCAACACCTAACAAGGGTAACTTCTTCCTTGAAGCACTTGCTAAAGTTGGTGCAGGTGAGAACTATCAGATTTTTGGTCAGATAGGATTGGATAGTGGCGCAGAGTGGCTTTCTGCAAAGATTACAGGACTTTCCGAGGACTACCCCGAAGACCCTGTAGTAAGTGGCTGATAAAAGGTTAGGGGAGAAATCCCCTAGCCCCTCCTACTGAGGTTGAAAAATGCTAAATGTTGAAACTTTTAAAACCATCTTAGGGGAAACGTCCTATACAGATGAACAGCTTGAAGTTTTACTTGAAAGAGCGAAGCGGAAAGCTATAAACCACTATTGGTGGAGAACGGACGATGACCCGACAGATGAACAGGTTGAAAACTTCATAGACAGGTATGAGTTTGAAATATATGACCTTGCCAAAACTGTAATCGAAGTAGCCACACGGGAAGGACTTAAAGAGTTCTCAGAGCTAGGAGTCCGTAGAGTGTGGGAAAGTGGTGGGGATAAAGCAGTTGAAGACTCTTTGAGTGCCATTCCCGTGAAGACGTATGTTTGGTAAGAGGGGGTTCAGATGTTTGATTTAGCGGAGAACCAAAGAGATTTTTATTATCAGACATATAAGGGGCTTGTGGAAGAGGTTGATGATGATGGTTATTTAACAGGAAATAAGAATCCATCTTATTCAAACCCTATTAAGGCAAGTGCAATGATAAGCGAGAATACTTCTGATGCGGTTCAATCTCCTTTTGGGAAAGACCTTGTTTATGACAGGTTAATTTCCACAGTACAGGACTTACCGATTGACGAGTATTCAAAGCTATTCATAGATGTTGTTCCTGTTCTTAATGAAGATGGAACAACAGACACTTTACCCGATTATGAAGTTATAAGAGTTTCAAAAGGCATTTATCAGCGAGTATGGGCTGTGAGAAAAGTGGAAGGTTATGGTAATAAAGGTTAATCCACTAAAAGCGTCTGATATTGAAAGAGCCATAAGGGATTTAAGGGAATACAAGAGGAAACTTGTCCTTAATTTCTGTCATTCTTATATGGAAGCTATGGGAAACCGATTCGATGAAATTCTCAACGAGGAAGCTCCACCCGAAGCAATGGGGTTATGGAGTAAAGGAGAAGTTGAGGATGGAGAAAACGGAGCAAAGATTTCCTTTTCCTTTGCAGGTGAAACCGAGTTCATAGAATTTGGTACAGGTATTGTAGGTAAGGAAAATCATGATGGCGCAAATATGGAATGGGCTGATAAACTTCCACCACCCTATACGGGATATGAAACCAATTTGGGTATAACGATTGACCCTAAGACTCATATTTGGTGGTATTGGAATGGTTCGGGATTTACCCCAACAAAAGGACGTAGTGCTGACCCGTTTATCTATCGTTCTACTGAAAGACTCAAAGAAGAAAGTGTAAGTATTGCAAAACAGGTAATGGGGATGATTCAACATGGTAACGGATAAGAATAACAAAATCTATACAGAATTGATGGAGTTTTTAAAATCCGAGTATCCCAAGATTGATGGTGGTACAAAATCCGAAGCTCCCCCTACGTTACCTTATGTGTATTTCTTTCAGCTAGATGCAAGAACAAGGCTGACAACATTATCAAATACTGAGGATGGTGTCACTTTAGCATTTCAGATTGAAATATACAGCGACAAGGGAATGAACGATGCACGAAAGATAGCCAATAGCGTTCGTGAATACATGATTGCAGATGGTTTTAGGTGCAGAAGGTTTTCTCCCGACCAAAATTCTTCAAACGTTAGTCGCTTTGTAACGAGGTTTCAGCGACTTGATGTGTAATAACTTTGGGCGAATAGGGGTGCGCACCCGACAAGCTGTAGTCTAGCAGTTTTCGCCCTTA